AGCACTCCCCACATTCTCCAGCGTACTCCCACTCATTGCCATCCACTGAGAGTTGGAGAGGAGGTTCTGCTGAACAATTTTATCCTGCACAGGTTTTCTTGTAAGGGATGCTCCGGTAGCTGGCCAAGTAGCATGAAGCTGATTTGTTGAGGAATCTCGCCATCCGCCTTGGATGATCCCTTCCGGTTCGAGGGCGAGGGTGGCACCGATTTCGTAGAGAAGGAAATTGTTTAAGACAACACTTGAATTATTGGCAACGGAAACGATGCTTAATCCTCCCGTTGTTGTTGCTGTAAATTCAGTCGAAACCCCTGTCGCTGCCGTATCAATGGTATCAATAGTTTGTGTGCGAGTAAAATCTTTTATCGTCCATGTTGACGTAAGGGTTGCGGCATCATAAACCAGCCTGTATTTCTTCCCAATAACGGTAGTTCCATTGGCAACGGGGAGATCGCAGTATTGTCCAGCCGCATTAGCGGTGATTGTTAAAACTCCACCCGTTGTTTCATCATAGGCGTTGATAGCCCCTGTATTCGCCCAGTTTGAAGCCCCTGCAAAGGTTGAATCGTTTCCGGTGATAATGCTCGTCTGGCTTCCCCACTTATCCGCCCATGCAATCCCGTTCCTGTAGAAGTCAAGGACTTCGGCGGCGGTGAGGGCACGGTTTCCCATTCCGGCACTAAATACAGTTCCCGCATTTCGGGTTGAGGAGTATCCAAGCGCCATAAATGAGCCTACATTGGTTATATCTCCGACTGTATTGGCAGTTATCGTAAGAGTCTCAAACAAACCTCCATCAATATAAATAGCTACGCTTCCCGCTACAGCTGCCGTTTCTTTAGTGACAGAAAATAAAAATTCATGCTGAGTTCCATCAACCAAAGACGGTATCGTTGTTGTCGTTAAAGTTACCGCACCCGTTGTCCCTTTCAGATAAACAACTATTTTCCCTGTGGCATCTAACGAGACAATGACCCCATTTGTAGAAAACTTTGAGAACAAATAGGGAGTGTCTCCTGATGTGTAATCAGGCATTAACCCGTCATACCACACAAAAAAGTTGTTAGTGGTATTGTCGTAAACGGCACTATTAGCAACTGTAACCCCGCCAGTTACAGCGGTTGCAAACGTCAACGCCACCCCCTGACTCATGGCTTTGGGGTTACTCACCATCTCCAATTCAGACAGCATCGCAAGAGGAGACGCAGGAGTATAGGTTACTGATTCAGGTCTTTGATGTAATCTTGCATAGCCAGCCTGTGCATTGTGATCTGCAACGTAGAGCTGTGCTGCGTCTGCTGGTGAGGTGGTTGGTGCTGTGCCAGAGCCGATTGCGAGGACTTTGGCTGCGGAGGTTCCGTATGTATTTGTACCGATACCAAAGTTACCAGCAGTGTAGGGTTGGTTACTTACCGTATCCACCGTCAGAATAGCATTGCCATCTTGATCGCACAACTGAATAGCTGTCGTGGCATCGGTGGTTGGTTTAAGAATAAGGGATGCTGCTGTAGCAACAATCTGTGGAGTGGTTATCTGTGTTGTAAATACAGGACTTCCTGCTCTTACCGGAGCACCTGTACCAGTTGCCTCTGTCCAAACTGGATCGGCTGCCCCTCCACCAACGAGTATTTTAGTAGTAGCACCAGCTGCTAAAGCATGAGGGTCAGCACTACCTACACCAACAAGAAGTTCACCAGCGGCAAGGATTGTAAGAGGAGTGATTGCGTCTGTTCCTGAGCCGAGAAGGATACAATGGTCTGTGAGAGTTGAAGCTCCCGTCCCCCCATCAGCCACCGCTACATCTGTCCCAGCAGGCGTATATGGCGATCCTGTCAGTGTCGTCGCATTATTCACCGTCAGGTTAGCATTTACATCAACTGCGCTGGCTGCCGCCACGTCAAGACTTGCCGTTCCATTGACTATGTTTATGTTGTTTACCGCTGCTGTGATTACTGTTCCAGCCATTATACCCTCCTAATCATTTAAGACCATAAATCTACTTCCATTTGCAATAGTAAAGGTGTAACCATTCCCCACTGTCCAAGGGCCAAGAACATGACCATTATAGCCACTTCCAATGCTTTGATTTGATGCAGTCGTTTGAAGATTCTTGAATACATTGCTTTCGTCGTAAGCCCAATTACTTGATATAGGCTGTGCTAATTCTCCGTCTACGGGCGAGTCGTCTATATTGGTGACAAGGAGATACTGGGTGTGGTCATCTGCACTTAGATTCGCCAAAGAACTATGGTCTGTCGCCGCACTTAAAGTAAACTGAGTAGTAAACGAAGACTCTACTGAATGAAACGCTGCAGCACCAGTTCTACATATAACCCTGCCGATTAATTTTGCCCAGTCTACACAGTAAGGTGGTAATGATTCCGGAACAGTAGCGGCCTGTGCCGCACCTATATTGGAGTATGTAGAGGTTCCAAGGACCACATTCAAATGACCATCCGGACACAAGAATACCCAGTAAACACCATAATTGCTCCCACCTATTGCTGTTAAATCTGTATCATTTTGATAGGTAGTATATACCGTGTGTGTAGAAACAATTGTATCGGAAAATAAGGTTAACGCAGAAGTACGAGTCCATGCACCTGCTTCATGTTTATACCAGACAAAGAACGTATTGGCTAAGGGGGTTGTATAGGCATAGTTTGCTACGTACCACGAACCCGCATCTACCTGTATCCGTAAAGCTGTTAAGTGTTGTGATAAGGTTGCCCCACTTACCCTGTCCATGTTTCCGTATTTAAGAATGAGTCGTTCGTGTGAGCGACGATCTTTATTAAAAAGGTTATGACCAGTAAAAATAGGCTCTACGGTATTACCTGAACGCCAAACCCTTCCTACGGAAAATTGATCGTACTGATGAATGTCTGAACGAGTAGCAGTTGCCATGTATCTGGGCGTTCCACCGTTCCAATCAAAGTAAATCCAGTACACCATGTTGTCAGCCAGACCGGTTAAGTCAACTGTTCCAGCTGCCTGTTTGAAGTAGATATAATCTCCACCTAAAACATTGGTAGTAAATATCATCCCTTCCATTGCGGAAATGACCACTTTGCCATCAGCTGTTGGAGGGGCTACATAAGCAGATATGGTCCCGCCTGTAATACGACCAGAAGAACGGGTCATTCTTAAAAAGTCCTGCATGTCGTCGTATGTGGGTGTTCCTATTCCTCCAGGAATGGTAACGTCCTTGGCTTGTGGGGATCGGAAAGTAGGTACTGCCGCTGCACCTGATACCGGCCCCATGAGAGCGAGATTTGCCGCCTGATTATCAAGACCGAGAACCTGAGTTGATAGGGATAGAAATGTGTCAGCATTTACGTCGAGGGTTACTGCTGCATGTTTCAACGAGACCGCACTTGATACTTCTGCGTCTGTATTTGTCGCATCTATCGGAAGCCCAGAAGCATCTGCCTTGAGCATCTTACCCGAAGTGGCCGAGGATGTATGGTCAGAGGTGGATGTTATCGTATGGGATCGTGTGTGGTCAGTAGCATTAGAATGACTTGCCGTGACAGCAGCTGAAACCTGTGCGTCAGTATTCGTAGCCGGAACGAGTTTACTTCCGTCAGATTTGACGAGATAGGTATTTGTCAGACTACCAATAGTATGGTCTGCGGTAGCGTCAAGGGCATGTTGTCTTGCGTGTTGTGCTGCCGTAGCCGCTTCTAAAGCTAATATCTGTGCTGCCGTTGCGTGACCATCTGATGCATTAGTAGCTGCGGGTATGGATATAACAGGGTCTGTCCCACCAGTAGATGCAACTGGAGCAGTAGCAGTGACAGACGTAACTGTACCTAAGCTGCTGTCCCGTTCACCTGGAATCTCATATACATCTTCTTTGTATGGGTTTAGACCTGTCATTATTGCCCCTCTTGTTCAAATATTGAAGTAGCTACATCCATTTTTAGACTCGCCACAAAGTCGGTAATTGCCTTTGAATATGCGTTCCGTAATGTCTCGTTACGTTTTTCTTTGCTGAATACCCATAGTCCGAGAACAGGAAAATGTTTTATTAAGTACCACAAAAATCTATCTGTTATTATTAACAACGGATAACGGCACATGGGCAAACCGGCATATGTAACGTCCAACTCAAACCCACCATGGTATCGTTTTTTTACTGTTAATATGAGATCACTGTCTTTTACTTCTGGAATTGGTTCCATTATTCTGCCTCTCTAAAGTCTATGTCTAAGGTGCCAGTTGCCGCCACTGATCCATACTGAGTGAACGTGAATGTTATATATGTTTCTTCTATCGTCCAGGTAATGGGGATACGGTAATTACCCAGAGCATTAAGTATATATGTGGTTGGAGAAAGTATTCTTGTCGCTGAGTTGAGAGATATGTGTTGATATCTGTCAGTAGAAAGAAGGCCTTTTGAACCATAAGAAAGAGCTATCCGCACACCGTCTTCATTACCCTTGGTATATTTTACAAACAGTATCCCACCAATGCCGTGTGAAGTTGCTGTGTATGTAGCAACCAGACCCGCAAGAGATAAAGTACTGTATGTAGATATAAGGGTAAATGGCATTGTTACATCTTGCCTCCAAAGTAAGCACGCATGTAAGTGCAGTCTGCGTCTTCAGCCAGCAGTTTCAGGCGACCAAACATACATTTAACATCTTCATCGACTAGCCCAGGAGTAGCTGCACCGATATCCACTTTGGTTCCATTAACATCTACATATGTACCAGCCCATGATTGCTGGATAGTAGCATCACAAGCACCTGAGGCATATACCGTACCAGTAATTTCCCAGTAACCTGATAGATCCTGCCAGGCAGTGTAGTACACTTGATTCATCTTCTCATCACCAGAACCGTTCTCGTCTGCACCGAACGCAACCGCTACTCCATTCTCAGAATGTGCTGTGGCCAGAATATAGTCAGCCGTAACAGCAGTAATAAGAATGGTAATATTACTGTTGGCGGTTCCAGTAAGAGCAGCATAGTCTCCAGCAGTCCAGCCAGAACCGATACCAGTGGCAGAAATTTTAGCAACACCACCAGTAGCGAAATCCTTGTCAATAACGAATGTCCCAGTGAAATACTGCAGGTCTTCTGTTACACTTTCAAATAGATCTAAATTATACATATCCCCTCCTATTTTTTCTTACCACGTTTATTTTTTTTACCCTTCTTGCCCTGAACTACGGGTGTCTGTTTTTGTTTTTTCTTTTTTACTTTGGATTTTGCTCCCATAGTTGCCTCCTACTTAATCCCCAACGGTTTTTTATAATTCTCTGCAAAGAACGCAGCGTCTTTTGGATTTGGGAAATGAATATGTTCACCTGTCTGCATTGCGTAGTCCATGGCTGCTTTTGGATCCAGTTGTACCAGTTTACCGGTATGTGGATCTTGCACAATATTGGGATACACAATGGCTCCATCACGTGTGGGTGCATAGGACATTAAGTGGGTAGAATAACCACCTGGTCCTAGGTCAGGACGTTCAACCACTGGATAATTTTGTGGGTTTACCAGTCTTTGTACGAAGTTCTTATCTACGTTCTGGGACAGTATTCGTATAATGTCATGGTTCTCCAAGTCTCTGTGTGATGGGTCTTCTACTTCTGGTTGACCAGTTAGATCGGTTAACTTGGGAACAGGGAATTCTTCTGATCGTTGAGGTTGTATTGGTAATTGTGAACCACCGTACATACCTGTTGGTTGAGTCTGTTGTGTCTGTTGGTTTGGTATAATTGTACCTGGTCTATCAGGAACAAATAATTCTCGTCCCATTTCTCCTACTTCATACATACCAGGGTTAGGATCACTTGGAGTTGGAGTTGAACCTGGAGGAGATACCCGACCACCCTCTGCACGACCAGGTATCCCAGCAGGTGTCTGGACTGCTCCCTGATTGAACTGTCGTGTATCTTGACCAACTACTGGGTTACCTGATGCGTCGAGTGTCTGGGAGGCTTCGGGAGGAACCTGACCTGGCATTGGTTGACCTGGCTGACCACCCGTGTTTTGCGGTTGAGGAGGTTGCTGAGGTGGGAATATACGGGTTACATCAAGTTGCATGGAACGGGCAGTTTCTTCTAACAGATACTTGCGACCTTCGAAACCCATAATTTGTAGGTCAACTGGATTATTGGTACCTGCCATGAATTCCATGCGCCTGGCTGACAACTGTTCTTTGAGTAGGGCTGCTGTGGATCCGATTGTAACAACTTCATAATCACATACCAATCCATAATTCTCTTCTTGTTCGATGCATAATTGGTACTGTCTTTTAACCGACTGTGAGGTAATATGATCGTCGATGGAAGTTACTAGGGCTTTGATTCCACGGGCTGCGGAAGACATGAGCATTGAAAGGCCGGAGGCGGTATTACCTGCCCCACCTACCTGTGGATCCCCATGAGCATAAGCAGGAACCCCAGAATGCTCATCAGCAATTTTACTAAACGACGTATACACACTCATTAGTCTTTCTACCACCATGGGAGGCTGGTAGAATTTTAAGGCAGGAGCATTAGACATCATCATACTGTCGGTTACATCCCAGACTTTCCAGGGAACCAACTGATTATCGGCACGATCTGCTGCGGTTATGCGGTCTATGTTTCTTTCTATTTGAGGACCGCTTGCCATCCCTGCATTATTGGCAATTGCACGAGCCACAGCATTACAAGCAGTCTGACAGTCAACGATTATTTCTGGGAGACCCTTACCCCAGAACGATCCAGCCCTTTCTTCGAATGATGCCTTATAGTATGGTTTACGACCCATGGGATCTTTGTTGAATTGGATTTTTATGACATGGTTACCGATCAGATATGCACAGATGTTGTAAAACTTATTCTCGTCTATTGGTTGTTTATCTTTGTCTGTAGTGAGACCCCAGTCCAATAATTTATCACCGTACACATAACCCCAGAACTCTAAACAATCTATCTTATCTGAATCATACGCCATGGGTGCTAGTTCTGAGTTCATATCTGCTATGTCTTGGTCAACTTGTAACCCTAACCAGTTGTTGTATTTACCTTGTGTGGATTCGGATATGACTTCCAGGATTTCTTCGTCTTTGTAACCCTGCACACCTATCAGTTCTTGTAGTTTCATAGGTGTGATCTTGATACGATCAATCAGGTATCCATCATCAATACCTGTACTGCCTGGTGCTGGATATATAAAAAGCGGATGGCGGGTCTCGTAGGTGGGGATTACATCTTCTTTGACAACAGATTCTAACTTACCGGAAGGAGTTGTTACGATCTTGTTTAAAAATCTCTTACGATACACAGGGCCCTTTAATATGCCCGTATGTAACACTACGTTGGTAACTGTCTCTTTTAACGCCGCATACCATCCGCCTTCTATTAGTTTATCATCTACTTTCTTTTCTATCTCTTCAGCCATCTTTTTGGCAATTGTTACTATTTCAACTGCAACCTGTTTTTCCATTTCTGGCATCATTTGTTGAGCTACTTGTTGTATGGCATCAGGGTCCTGGAGTAGTTCTGGGTTCTGCATTGCCATTGTTTGAACCAACTGGCTCATCAACTGACCAAAGATTTCATCTTTTATGTGTGCTGGAAGTTCGGGAACAGGGGTGGGAGTAATTGCCCATGGTTTTGAGGATGCTTGGAAAAGAATATCACATACCCAACTAGTTGCATTTTTACTTTTGGCATCCGTGATCATCATGAAGATTTCCGAACCACCGACTTCTTTTATGGCTCGTAGTTTGTCGGCTTCGTACTCACCATCAATCTGTCTCATGTTTTTTAGTATTTGTGGTTCAGCACCATTTTCTTTATAACGTTTAGCCTGTTCCCAACACCCCATTATGTATGAGGAGATGGATGCATCACTAAGCTCTTTGTCAGGAGTTTCTAAGTTGATAGCCTGTTGATCCATTTCCTCAAGTTCTCTTGAACCTATAATTTTCATTGGTGCTCCTATTGGTTATTTAAGTAACGATCTAAAACCATATCTGTACCAAAATTAACAGCACTGTTGCCAATATTCCTTGCTAAACTTGTCCCTGCACTAACAGGAGACATGTATTCTACTGGGTTTGGCGCATCTTGTAGTGCCTCCTGTTCTGGAGTGGGAGGGCGCCAACTGCGATATGCGTTTTCTAATGTCGGACCAACCACGTTTGTTCCTAACATTGCAGCTCCACCAATTGCAACCCCCGCTGCAGCGCTTTTACCGATATCCGCTAACAAATCATACTTCCCAGGACTATTAACAGGGTTGCCATATGATGTAATACTCTCCATATATTTTGGATAACCGTGGCTATAACTCGAAAAATCTAGCGGGTCTCGCATATGAGGAGTAGAAAGTCTTTCTGACGAAGACAACATTCTTCTATATTCTGCATCTCGTGCTTCTCTTTCTCCCATATTCATAAAATACTCCATATCTCCCGCCTTAGAACTAGTTGATCCTCTTTCAAAACCTTCTTTTACTTGTATATGGTGTTGTATTTCGTGTAATATATCATCTATAGTAATCTTACCCTCAGAATTAAGTCCAATTTCTGCTGGTCTACCTTTCCAATCACCATACGATTTTATTTCTGGACGATAGGTTGCAGCCATGTCTTTATCAAGAAATGGACGTATTTGGACAATCATATCCTTTAGTTCTGGATATTGTTTATATAACTCGTCGTGTTGTAATATGTCTTTTAGTTTAATCCTGCTAATTTCATTTTTATATGGTGTATGTATTAACTTTGCTAAAGCATCACTTATTTCTGCACGTAATTGTTTATCATGGATCATTGAGAATTTCCCTTGTAATGATTGAAAACCCTTGGCATACTTCCCAACGTTCATTGCCTGTGCTTCGTCTGGAGATACAAAACGACCCACGCTATCCACTATATCACCAACAGAAGGAATAGCCTGCCTAGGACTCCATGCATATGAGTTGTCTTCTTGTGTAAGCATTTCTGGAATTGCCGACATATACCACTCCTGTTTAAATAATAAAAAGTACAGATAATTACGTATAACCGATAAAATATTTAATGTCAATCATTTTATATCCACCCAGACATTGATCTTTTTGCTGTTTTTGGGGTGATATATCTGGTACCCATGTAACCTTTTGCTGCTATAAAACCTGCATCGGCTACCATGGCTGCATATTGTAGGGCGTCGTGAAGATGAGAAAAGTTGTTTTTAACTGGGGTTTCCGAGTACTTATCATCACCATAACCCCTGTATTTTTTTAACTTATACTCTCCTAAAAAGCCCTTCCGCATCATGTCACATGATGGGTCCAACTGGAACGCAGCCTTGCCACCAACCAGACGGGTTAAGAATATGTCAACAGCATTAAAACGGGCTAAAAAGGAATTACTCCTGGCAGGGGTGGCGGGAAACCCTTGTAGTCTTAATTCGTCATATGCTGTCCGTTCGTCTGTATCCTGTCGTCTGATTCCAGCAGGATCTCCAGTACTGATAATCTCAAACCCTCTGTATTTAGACAGGAGATAAGGTTTTACAACATCGTTGAGAAATCTACGTAGACCTATATCTTCTTCGTATAACTCTTTTATGACATGGAATTTGCCGTTGGGAAGTAACTGGGTAATAACACAGGCACCTATCATGCCGAAATCGAAACCTAATATAAGTGGGATACCTTTTATGGCTTCTATGGGTTCGGTGGCAGTGTGTAAGAAGTCGGAGTAATTGCCATATACAGGTTTACCGTCACGGATGTATCCATACTGACCATCAATGTACACCTTTATATATTCCAGATCTTTCCCAATGGCTAGATTTTTATAATAATCTTCATCGTTCCATTTTAGGTTTTCTGCTTGTTCTGATCTGCCTGATGGTTGATGAAACAGTTCGTATTTTGATGCGAGTTCTATGTCTTTAGGAACCTTTTCTTCGAATAACTTGTACAACTTGGAGTCTGTGTCTGGGGGATTTGTGTCTGCGATTATCCCTGACCATGTGAAACCACCATCCAATACAGATGGGAACCTTTTTACCCGACCCTCCATAGCTTCGACAATTGCCCATGGAATTTCTCTGATTTCATTGAACCACGCACCAGTTAGTTCGAGGGATAATAGGTTACGCACATGGTCAGGTTTATCGAGAGCCCTGAACAGTATTTCTATTTCGACCCTTGTACCATCATCGAGCGGGATTTTGTTAATTGTGTATTTGTGATCGCTGACATGATATGTTCCAAAAAACTCAGGGGGAATCCAATTAAAAAAGGTTACCATGGTTGTGTCTTTAAGTTGGGGATAGGTGTTACGGACAACTGCCCACCTAGTTCTTCTTACACCGTTGCTATCTGGTGCCTGTCTCATTCCCCTGTCTATGATCTCAGCCACACAACCAGAAGACTTACCACTTGAAAAAGGTCCAATTATGCAACGAAAAAACTTGTCACACTCATTGAACTTTTTAATTGTAGGTACATCATCATAGTCGTATGTCTTGTTAAATCCCATGTTAACCTTTCTTTATTATGAATACGGCCTTGTCGATATTGGTTGTGTCGCCTGATTTACCTGTTTTGTCACGTCCCAATAACGCCTCTCGGACTTCCAGGGCGGTACGTATATCGGTCATAGATTTGAGTTTCACTTTACTTTCCACGATATTCCCGTTCTCATCAATAATGGCCGCGTCTTTTAGCATGACATCTATTAATTTAAGGTTACGTTTACGGCTGTCGGTGTGATCAGCGATACTCTCTATGTTTGCTGTGTCTATATGTTGCTGGTCCACCTTGATAACTTTATTGCGCCAGTCGAAAATCTTTGACCAGCGTTGTACTGTGAGAGGAGCCTTGTTCATCAACTTGGCTATTTTGACAAGACTGCGCTCGTCGCCCATTTTACAGTACTCTTCAAACGCACGTCGTTGCTCAACAGTTTCCTGACCTGCTGATAGTTTACGTCCAACCGACATTGTTATTTCCCCTTGTTTTTGAAATATTGAACTCGGCGTTCCTCTGCGTTGAACTCGTTTTCAGTGGGTTTCTCTTTACCGAAATACTTGAGAACCTTGCCCGTAGTCTTGCTGACCAGAGCATATTCCTTCTCGCCTGTGTTCGGGTTTGTAACCTTACGAAGCATTTTCCACCACCTCCTGTACATAATATAAGGTATAGTAGTGGAAAAAATTGGAAATGTCAAGCAAAAAAATGTTGAAAATTATAATTTTAATGACAACTGTGTTTCTAAAAAATTTAGTGTTGCATATTCTCCATAATATTTTTTTGCAGCCATATCATATGCGTAAGCTGCTTCTATTGGGTCACTGTAATATCCAACATGTTTTCCATTTTTCTTTATGTGCAAAGATGCTCTCCATTTGTTTTTATTTTTATCCCATGACACGCCATGATATCCAGACGTATTTGTACAATATAATTTATGATTCATTGTATTTTCAGACATGGAAACTATTCTTAAATTCTCCTTTCTGTTGTCTAACCCGTTACGATTAATATGATCTGATATTTTACCATCCCTATGTTGAAGTCCTAAAATTTCTCTATGCATATCTATTGTTGTTGTTTTTCCATTTTTTAATACAGAACGAGATGCATAGTAAGAATGGCGTGCTTTGTGAGAAAACCATTTAAATTTTGATAACCATTTGTAATCATCATCGTCAACAATAGTAACCATGCCCTTTGTTAGTTTTATTTCTTTCATATAACAACCTCCTGTAATTTTCTTAATAATGCATAAAAATAATTCAAAAGTCAAGCTTTTTTGTCGCCTCGCGCGCGTGCGCACGCTGCGCGCTTCCTTTTATATTTATTATGCGCGCGACCCCCCCCTCAAAAAAAGTTTTAAAAAGCATCAAAAAAATGTTGACAAACAAAAAAAGGGATGATAGTATGCATTAAAAAGTTGGGGGAGGTAGAAGAAATGGAATTAAAACGCAACCTTAGATTGAGAAACAAATTGTGGGATCTTTGCTTAACACAGTATTATTTGGCTATGATAACAAAAATTCCAGAAGCATATATATCAAAATTCATAAATGGAGGTATGTCACCAACAGAAGATCAGAAAAGAAGAATTGCGGAAGCGTTGGAAGTGGAAATAAACGAACTGTTCTAACGAAACAAAGAAAAGGATTGACAAATGGAATGTAAGTTAAAAAGTCCCACCTTTAAAACGTCCGAGCCGTATTCACTTGATACCGATTGTTTGTACAGACAGGCAAATGGTAGGCATGTTGGATACTGCAAGAGACCAGAACTGTACAGGTGTGTGGAAGACGTATGGAAGAAACCCATTTTACTATCACACACTGGATTACAATCGTTCCTAACCTGCCATCGTTTATATTATTTGAAGTATATCAGGGGGATTGAGACAAGAAAAAATATGTTGTCTGTTCCATTGAAACTCGGTATACTATGGGATGCGTCTTTACAATTTTTGTTAGGCAAGACGGATGTCAATATGAATGATATAATTGATGAGTATGAGATTGAGAACAGGGAGATCGCCAAGGTACGTGCGTTGTACAGGGCGGTCAAAACACTGGAGATTAAGTTTGACATGAACTGTGAAATCCAACCTTCTTTCTTTTATAACCTGGACCTGCACGAGGACAACAAGGATGCTGATAAATTGGTTGTAAATGGAAAGTATGACAGGAAGTATGCTGACGGATTTGTGGAGACCAAGCTGAGTGGCAGACCAGATTTTTATCTTGACATCTTCTTCCTGCAATCACAAGTCGGGACATATTTTGCAGTTGACAAAAGCCTGGAATACTGTACAATGGAAATTTCCCGTACACCGGATCTGAGGAGCACGGGACAGTACAAAGAAGAGTCTGATGATAATTACGAAGAAAGGTGTTATCAGGACATTATCAGTAGACCGTCTTATTATTTCATCGGGTATGATAAAAACAAACATACATATGGTAAGAAGTATTATAGATCTGAGTTTGATCTGGATGAGGTAATGGACAGGTTTAAACATTGCGCCAGAGAGATAAAGGAAGCTGCTGTGTGTGACGGATGGTATAAAAATGACAGGGTATGTAACCAAATATTACCAGGCATACAGTGTGATATGCTGTCTGTATGCAGACACAACACAATGTCGGAAACAATGTTTAAGATAAAAGATATTCCACCAACCAAAGTATAGAAAAGGAGAAGGAATGAACAAAATAAAATTTAAATATGGCCCATATAAAATACAGGATCAAAATGATAAAACGAGATGGGTTGGTATTTTGCCAAACGGGAAGAAAACTTCTCGTGCCAGACTAATCATGATGAATTTTTTACACACAGACAACATCCCTCGTGTATTCCATATTCATCATATTAATAGAGACACACAAGATGATGTTTTGGACAACCTGCAACTTATGTCCATTATAGATCATATGCAACTCCATACTCCTCGTGATTATAAGTATGGATTTTCAAGTACAGAAGATCACATAGCATATCAAAAGGCATTACGTAATTCGCCTGATTACCATGAAGGCTACCTTGTAAAACGAAGAAGGTACTATCACGATGTATTAAGGCACAATGCAACATACGTACAAAAAAATAGGGAAAGAGTGGCAATCTATAATCAAACCCACAGAAAAAGAATAGGAGAAAAGTAATGAGAATATACAATAAAGATGAAATGATAGACACTGACGGAAGTATGGTTTTACTATATGGCGAATCTGGTACGGGCAAGAGCGTGACCACCATTCAGACGGCCCCTGACCCAATTCTTTATTTAATGGCAGAACCGAGATCTGTTAATAAAATGATCGCTGCTGCCCAAAGGCCAGACGTAAAGATTAAATTTGGGTTTTACGAGGGTTGGGACGACATAATGGAATTTGTATCTAATAAGGATAATTTTACCGGAGCAAAAACTATTGTTATAGATTCTCTTACACATTTAATGTCCATTGGACTAAGTGATGAGCTTATGGAAGAAAGTTATGAATCTCTCGATAAAAAGAAAGGCGTGGAAAAAGATTTAACCATGAGGGTTAAAATGTCAATCGAATCCTATGGAGCACTATCTGGACAAATGCTTAGATTTACTAATGCAATTTCAAAACTTAGCCAAATTGGATATATTGTTATTTGTCTGGCAAGGGTAGAACAAAACCCTAAATTCAATAGGGCTTTGGCAGCTGCTCCATCTTTTCGTGGCAAGGAGTATATGAAATACGTTGCTGGATTTATGGATTATATTGGGCTTGTCGAAAGTAGGGTTGAAGATAGTATGGTTGTATACCCACCATTGGTAAGTTTTCAAGATGATGGTTCATATATTAGCAAGTGGTGCGGAATTATGCCTGAAGGTGGGGTATATAAGAGAGTGCTGAATATTGAGAAGATATTAAATGTGGCACATGGTAAGAATGGTAAATAAAACCGAAAGGAGGCACAGTATCAAATGACTAAAACAGAAAGGAGAAACTGAATGTGGTAAAACAAAAGTGGGTAGAGTTTGAGGATACGAATATTGTAGCGTATCTTCACTATAAGGGACATGATTTTGCTCCTTATAAAAAAGGTAGGGATCGGGTTGCTTTTAGGGTATTTGGGGAAGATATTGAGGAGGACTTGTCGGATATGTATAGTGATACGGTTATCCAGAACTTCCTTAAGTGTCTAAAGGCGGTCAGATCATCAATGTTCACTATGAAAAGCATAACACATGAAGAAAAAGAAATGGAGGATACAATATGAGAGTAAAAGGAAGAAGTGAAGCAGATTGGGGATTCAGAGTACCTACACCTGGTTGGCATACGGTATGTTTCCAGGAAGGAATTGATCTGTTTACTAATGAAACGTCAGGTAAACAGTCGGTAACCGTTCCTGCTGTTATTGATGAAGGCGGGGCTGATGATGGTATCAGATTGACCGTATTCTGCCCATATAAGGATGATACAGGTGGGTATAGTTCTTTTGGAGAACAGAAACTGGCTGATGTTCTGTCGGCTGTTGGTCTGTTTGACAAGTTCGAGGAAAAATACCCAGGTGATGTCAGTCTGTTTGAGGCTCATATTCTGGAGGCTATCAAGATTAAAGTCCCTGGATGTTTTGCCAAGATGAAAGTGGAGTTGTCTAAAGACGGGAAGTATTCCAATATCGTTGGGATCGCTGGTACAAAGGCGGATACTTCTACGGTTAAAGCGGAAAAGCCTGCCAAGTCCACTGGCAAACAGGCACCTGCTGACTGGTAATTAAACATGGGGCTGATGTACGTTTATAACATGAAAGACTCTCGACTACATGTTATACGCTCTAGCGGTAGAACGATGATGTTGCATCAGCCCCACTTTTTTAGAAGGGGAATATGAATGAAAGCAGACGCATTGGTATATACTGTTAACTATAAATACGGTGATGAGATAAAAATTAAACCATTAATGGACTTGCACAAGGGTGCAAAAACATGTGATATTAAAGGTTTTAAAGAATACATAAAAGATAGAGATGATAAAACCTATTTTCTCACAAACGGTGACCTGTGGGACATGATTTTCTTTAATGATAAAAGATTCAGACCTTCGGGGCATGACCTGACAGATACAGATGATGCCATAGATTCAGAAATTGAAGAAATGGTTAATGACCTTGATGAAATAAAAGACAGAATAATTGCCGTTGGTACTGGTAACCACGAAGACTGCGTAACAAAATCCTGCCACACAAATCCATCTAAAAGACTTGCTGATAAAATTGGTGTTCCATACATGGGATATTCTTACTGGTTAAGATTGGCTCTTACAGAAGATGGAGCTCGCGGTAGAACTGTAGATTTTTTTATCCACCATGGGTTTGGTGGTGGCATGAGAACAGAAGGTGGTTCTATTACCAAGTACTCCAGATTTGCTGACAGATTTTTATGTGACGTATTTCTCACAGGACATGATCACAAAAAACAGTTTGTGAGATATCCCATGCTTGGGATTACTGGTGTTAAAGAAGCAAAACTGTATGGCAAATCTAAGGTTATATTACTCGGCGGTAGTTGGAAAAAGACCTATGGCATGGGAACTACTGTTACATGGGAAGAAACAAAAGGATTTCCTCCTTCTGAAATAGGAGGTGTGACAATAGGAATTAAACCAAACGGCAAATGGGTTGATATTAACGTATCAATGTAAAAAGGAGGAATGGAATGAAAAGTAAGGACACAGAAATAAATGTATACATGAAAGACATACTCCAAGAAATGTTCCGTATTGTTGGTGCAGAATATTCAGATGAGTTTGTAAAAAAAGAAAACTGGTTTATGGAATACGAATGGGATGAAAAACAACAGGATGAATTTGCAAACTGGCTTGTTAATTATCTAAAGGGTAACAGGGAGGCTCGTAAGCATTTCTTTGGCAGGTCTGTTCTGTCTAACAGGGTATTAAAGGACAGCATCGCCATGTTTTTGTTCCACTGTGGATGGAAATTTAAGGAGGAGATAGAAGATGAAACAGCGTAAGTATGTGTTGAATTGGTTTGATAGGCTTGTTGTGAAGTATTTGCAGGGCAACAAGGAACGGACTGAAATAATTGTGTCTTCTTCGTTTGAGGGTTATAGGGTGGGGAAGATCCGAAAAGACTCTGGTGTAAAGAAAGGAAAGGTGGTATATGAAAACGTGGAATCAGGTCAAACAGTCGGGATCGGAACATTATAAAACTGGTGACGTGGAACCGATTGACTTATACAGGTCTCTTGGTATACTCAGACCGTTCGCTATTGCCAGTATTATTAAGTACAGTTCACGCAACGTAGGCGACGGGACCCAGGCGAGCGATCCTGTCAGTAATAAAGACATGCAAAAGATAATCCACTATGCAGAAATACTGATGTGTGTGTGCGGTGACTCCTATGAGAGTGAAACCTAGAAAAAGTAAGGGCATAAAAGTGAGGGCGAATAGAAACACCGAACTAAAGTCCCACATTATACCCGAAGACATGGTTGTTGTAATTGATACACGTGAGCAGGTTCCCCTTTGGATGCCAAAACCTCCCAAGGGGCTTGTGATCATGAGAGATACATTACAAAATGGTGACTATAGTATCAAGGGACACGAACACAAATTCGCCATTGAACGGAAAAACAGTGATTTATTTGCCTTTTTGACGTCAGAAAGAGCGAAGACCAAGGAAAAACTGAACAGGTTGCTTGATTATGACTTCAAGGCATTGGTAATCGAATATTCCGAAGACGAATTGTTCATGCCTCAGTTATTTACTAACATTTCACCAGAAGTAGTAAGGCAATCTCTTATAAGTTTCGAGATAAAATATGGTTTGCACGTGTATTATGGTACAAAAAGTGATATAGAAAGGAAGGTTTTAGACTGGATGGTTTATTATTTTAACTACAAACGAGGAGGGACTAAATAATGCGTAAGACAGGAAGGGAAAAAGCGAATTGGGATGATACCAGTTGGACTGAACATGTTAATTGGAACGAAGTTATAGACAAAATACCATTAGCCATAACATATGGTAAGGGTGTTCCGATTATACGTAAAACTGTGTACATGAACCAGTGGCACCAACACGTCATGGAACAAATATTGCATGAGGCAAGAGAATATTTCCGAACAGAAACGGATCTAACACGTTCGGTCATGAACACAGGTCTTGTTATGTATTACAATATATTTATGAAAAACAAGGCATCTCTGTCAGCCGACGAAGCGTTCTTCTATCAAAGTATCCGTGAATGCGAAAAGGCATGGAAAGCATCTGACATGGCTGAGGTAGTAAAACATGTTGTTTGTGAGAACACTAGACGTAAACGAAGAAAGATCCTCACAAACGAAAAGGCACAATCTTTGTATCTCGACACAATAAATAGACTCCCTAGTAAATTTAAGGAAGAGGTTTTGTCCATACTAGACGAAGAATCTAAGGACAATATTATTTCCAATGTTACATTTAATAAGTCTGTTGTAAAAGGAGAATCGTGATGCTTTCTACAGAAGAAAATGAAATATATGACTACCTTTCTGATTATGACTTAAAAATTGAACATGCTAGAAAAGAGTTAATAAAAAAGAAAAATCGTGATTATAAAAGAAAGTTATACAATGAAGATCCAGAGTATAGAAGGAAAAAAGCATTGTATAACAAGCGGTGGAGAGAGAAGGAAAAAAGCGGAGAGTATATTCATGATCGTGGGAAAAGGTTTAAATTACCCACACAAGAGGAATGGGACGAAATACAGTCCTGGTATGCCGAAAGAAGAAAGATAGGGGGTGCATAAGTGAATATTAGAATACCTACATATTTGAATATTAACATATTTACATATATAATGTTACATATTGGCATACCTACATATTGGCATACGGTACCCGAAAGATCTCCTGTAGATGTTGGGTCTCCACTGCTACTGTAAGTAAGATCATTATATGCTTTTGGGGTCGAATCGGAACCGAACCGTAATTACATTTTAACATATCTGCATATTTGATGTAACGCAGATTTAAATATTAGATGAATAGAGGAAATGAATAAATGAATAATAGAATATTAGAGGCAAAGAATAGGTTCGAGAAGTTCAGGAATCTGCCTTTTAGGGAGCACCAGGCAGAGATTGTCGAATTTGCCTGTAGGAGTAAAAAGAAGTTTACTGTCATAGAGGCTCCTACAGGTATAGGAAAAACTCTGGCCGGTATGTGCATTGGGAGTATGTATGGTGGTGCGATTTATACCGTACATTCCAAGACACTGCAAAAGCAGATCGGGGAGGACTTCAAAGAAGTGCCTGTTTTATGGGGGAGGAATAATTATGCATGTTTGTATGATGATAAACTGACCACAGACATGTGCCCCCTTTCTAAGGACAAATGTGAGAACTACTGGGCGTGTTTGTATAATGTGGCTAAGTTAAAGGCGTCTAAGTCCAACCTGTGTACTTTAAACTACCACTATTTGCTCACAGAGGTGAATTTTGTCGGGGTCTTTAGTGGGCGTAACTTGATTATCATTGATGAAGCGGATAGCCTAGAAACCGTTCTGGCTGACTTTATTGGGATTAATATTAATAACCGTATGGTCAAGGACTACAAGATACCATTTCCCTCGTATAAAACCACGTCCTCGCCAAAAAGTATTGATTCGTGGATAGAGTGGGCAGAAACACTTTTGGACTCCCTGGGGACCCATATGAGGCGAATTAAGATGTCTGTGGACACGACTGGGGATATTGTCAGTGAGGAACAGTATGAGGCGATTAAGAAGATAAAACAGATTGAGACCAATATGACCAAGTTGAATATGTTTATTGACAACGTGGATTCTTCCTGGTTGTATGAGGAACGGGAGAGTAAGTATGGAGTAAGCATACATTTTAATCCTACGTGGATCTCTGTGGATCTGGCGTATAAGTATTTATGGAACCATGCTGACAAATTTGTGTTAATGTCTGCTACGTTTCCGTATTTGCCTGTATTAACCAAACTGCTAGGAATGGAACCTGGGGATGTGGACTACTCACAGTACCCTTCTATCTTTCCTGTGGAGAACAGACAGGTAAAATACGAGATCGCTGGTGACCTGGTATATGCCAAAATGAAAGAGGAGACTCCTAAGGTTATCAAAAAGGTTAAAGAGATAATCAATAGACCTGAGAACGTTAATGAAAAGGGGTTGATACATACTGTATCGTATAGGCTCGCTGATGAGATCATGAAGATAGGTGATAAGAGATTAGTTACCCATACCAATGACTCAGATAGATCCAGTATACTAGACAGGTTTATGTTTGCTCGTGAACCCCTGATCTTAGTGAGCCCCAGTATGGAGAGGGGTATTTCTTTGGATGATGATTTGTGTCGGTTTGTGATATTTCTAAAAGCACCGTTTTTAAGTTTGGCAGACAAGTTGGTTAACGCTAGATTGTTTGGAAGCCAAATTGGACAGATTTGGTTTATATCTCAAATGTTGTTGTCGGTGGTACAGGGTTGTGGACGTGCGGTTAGATCTAATAAAGATTATGCTAAGGCATACATTTTAGATTATCAAATACAAAAAGCAATTTCAAGAAATCCAAACATGGTTCCAAAATGGTTTCGAGATTCGGTATGGATTTTATTATTATGTGTAATGGGGGTATCATAAATGAGAGTTTGCACAATATGTGGAACAGCAAAAGAAAATTCTTGTTTCTATAAAGAAAAAAGACGCATAGACGGTCTTCGTCTTTATTGTAAAACATGTTCTTCCCTACAAGTTAAAAAATGGTATCATGCTCATCTTGAACAAGCTAGAGCAACAAATATGAGACACAAACGTGCACATCCAGAAAAAGTTAGGGCACAGATTAAAAAATGGCGTGCAGAGAATCCAGGCATAGTTAAGTTAAATAGAGATAAATGGATAAACAACAACAGGGGTAGGTTTAATGAATTACAAAGGAAAGTTAAACTTAAAATAAGGGCAACATTAAAGGGAAAATTAACCCATAAAATTGGTATGTCTATCAGAAATACAGTGCAAGCTAAAAGTAAAAATAACAAACACTGGGAAATACTTGTTGGTTATACGGTTGAGGAACTAATAAATTATTTAGAAAAATTATTTACACCTAACATGACGTGGGATAATTATGGTCCTGTATGGCATATAGATCATAAAATACCAATTTCTGTATTTAATTTTGAAACACCAGATGACATTGATTTTAAAAAATGTTGGTGTTTGGATAATTTACAGCCACTAGAAGCATCTAAAAACTGGAGTAAACGTGCAAATTTAACCGAACCATTCCAACCATCTTTACTTATTAATTTACAAAAGAAAGGAGAAATATGAAAACACCGTCTGAATTATGTATAGAATGTATGAAGTGTTGTCAATCAATAGGGTGGTATGTCAACGCCAAAGACCTGCACGCTATTGCTTTTTATATTGCTCGTGGGTGCAAGTTGTATATGTATGATGAAAACTCTGTATTGGTATCGGTGCCCCATGTATGTCAGCATTTGGGAGAACACGGATGTAAGATATATGACAAGAGACCGTTGATATGTAAGGCATATGATGGTCGTATGGATCCTAGTCTGAAAGGAGAGTGTTTATGGAATCTGTTGGGGTAGTTGATAGTTATAAGCCTAAACCGTATAAGAAACATAAGACCACGGAGGAGCACTTTGAAACCTACAAAGCGGAGATAGAAAAACTATGGACAATGTTCCAGATGAGTGGTATTAGTACGTTTTATCAGCACACTAAGATACAAGCCAGGGCTGCGTATAAGATTAGTTCTGACATGGTTGTGTCGTATTGTTTGTCTACTGAATGGTATCAGTGCGAGGAACCTACTAATGAGGATGTAAAAAAATCTGCCAGACACGAGTTTTCTCACTCGTTGGTTGGGATAATTGATTTACTTGCTCATGACAGGCACGCTACTGCAGCCGCACTGAAAATGGAGTTCGAGAGATTTGCTAATATAATGGAGGATTTTTTGACTAAACTGTATGAAGGGAGGATTGAGTATAAGTGAATAAAATAAACTTACTTGGCAAAAGATTTGGTAGACTTGTTGTTATCCAAGAGCATCCATCTCTTAAAACACCTAATCAAAAGAAAATATCTTGGACTAGATGGAAGTGTTTATGTGATTGTGGTAAAGAAACAATTGTTCGTACTGGCAATTTGTCCAATTATAGAACATTTTCTTGTGGATGTATAAGAATTGAAAAATTAAAGTCCGAAAAACGTGAAACTGCTAGAAATTGGAAAGGTGGTAGAGACACGAACCCAGCAGGTTATATATATGTATATAGTCCAGAACATAAAAATTCTGGTACAAATGGTAGAGTTGCAGAACATGTTTTAGTCATGTGTAAACATCTTGGTAGAATGTTGCATAAAGGTGAAAGTGTGCACCATTTAAACAATATTAAATCTGATAATAGAATTGAAAACCTTGAACTATGGACTACCAACCACCCAAACGGGTCAAGAGTTGAAGACATTATTAATTTTTCAATCGAAACACTAAAAAAATATAAACCAGAAGTACTGAAAAGTGAAAGGAGTAATAATATATAATGTTTATATATTTCGATTTGGATGGAGTTCTAAGAGACTTGGCTAATGCCGTGTTTAAGACTAAAGCCAAAGTATGGGACCAGGAAGACAACAACGGTAATGGGGTAATCGAAGCTGTTAACCGTAAACCCAGTATATTGATCCAGGCTCGTAAGACACCCTACTGTGACCCCATACTGGATTTCATAGTGGAGCATGGGATGTATTTGTATCTGCTCTCTGCTCAACCTGGTAACTGGAGGGTTAATACCGACAGGTGGATTGAGAAGAATATTGTGAGGTATAGTCCTTATTTCAAAAAGGCTGATCCACGTGTTATATACGTGACTAAACCTGAACAGAAGTTACGTATGTTGAATAAAAAGAAAGGGGATGTACTGGTTGAGGATTACCCTAAGTTTGATGATTACTCTAGGATCATACTGATTGATTATATGTATAACAGAACTGTTACGGGTATGTTGGCTCGTGTACGTACTCCTGAGGAGTTGATCGTTGAACTGGAGAAGTATGTCTGATTAAAAGCAGTATATGATCCAGGCTCCAGGCTCCAGGAGCACGAGCAAGCATACAGAAAGGAAGTATATGTGTAGTATAATTGGTGTTTTCACCTGTTGTCAATGTAAGGACAAATTCGATGAGTTTGAGTTTAATTACAAGGCTCACAAGGTGGATGGGTTTATTATGTGTAATTTGTGTAGGAAGACCCTGGGGTTGCAGTATTCCAGATCACAGGAACGAAGGAAAATATACAATGTGTATGGGAAAACTGGGAAACCCTACAACTGTATTTTATGCGGTGAGGTGATTAAAAAGGGATCCAAAGATGTGCAGTATCGGGTGGAAAACGGGAAGCGCAAATACATGCATCTGGACTGCCCCGAATGGAAACAGGTGAAACTTGAGTTGACAACTTTTGGTGAATGATAAAAAAATAGTTGTAAACAAACGAGCCGGAATAACTCAACGGGTAGAGGGGCATTTTGTAAGCGCCTGGTCGGTGGTTCGAGTCCGCCTTCCGGCTCCAAATAAATGTCGGGATGTAGCGCAGTCTGGTAGCGCACTTGATTTGGGATCAAGGGGTCGAAGGTTCGAATCCTTCCTTCCCGACCATAAAACGAAAGGAGTGAAAAATGTTAGTTACAGAAGAAGAAGCGAAAAAGAAGTGGTGTCCAATGGTGAGTTTTCATGTTGGATTTAAGAGTAATGTATTTGACAACAAACCAGGTGGCTCTCCCGCACACAACGGCTCTTGCTTTTGTATCGCCTCTGATTGTATGAAGTGGAGGTGGAGAGAAAGCATCTGGGCAGGTAAAGAAACCCTCGGTTACTGCGGTCTGGGAGGTAAGGTTGTATGACAAGACAAATGGAGTATATGAACCGTAATTCGTGGGCAGGGTTTCTTAATTACTGGTACCAGAGACCAGAACATTTTGAAGATCTGTTTGGGGTAAAACTCGACGACGAATCAGCAATCGACGCATATATTGAGTGTCGGGAATTACGTAGAATGTTGAGTATCATTGATTTTAAAAACATAGTGTCAGAAGAGGTGGAAGAATATGATTGAAAAATGCACTACATGTTATGGATATGGGCTCTGGGCAATTGGTTATTCTGATCCCATGGGCCCACTGGATGCCAAAGACGGATGTCCAACAAAGAAATGTCCCGAATGTGGGGCTGATTACAATCCAAAAAAGGAGGATACAGAAAATGGCTAAAGCAGAGGTATATGACAAAATGAGATTAAAATTCGGGTTTGATGTTAATGAATTTTCTTCACCGTTGAATATTGTGCCCTTCATATTTGATCACACTACGCCCACAAAGATACGGGGTGCCACCAGATACATGGTTGTTGTTGATGTTCCCATGTACAATACCGTGGCTCCCGATGTGGTTGTGAAGGAAGTGGCAATGGTTGCCGAGGAGGTGGAGGAATGAAGGTTAATAAAAAAGTAGACGACTATCTTAAACGCTATATACGTGATGATGAAAAGGAGGACACAATGAATAAAATGCCATTACCAGAGGCATCTGCTAGTACAGGCAGTACAACAATAGGCACCGCAACTAGTACCATAACATTCACGGACAACAAAAAGTACGGCTGGGTCTGCGGTATATGTAACAGGTCAAACAGCCCCTGGGTCACAACCTGCCCATGCTGGGGGATGGGGAACTATCCATACTACCCAACTTACCCGTACCCAAACTACCCGTACTATCCATACAATCCCTGGGTAAGCCCGTGGTACACTAATACAACGGGACCAACGTGTTGTACTGATACAGCAAACGACCCACTTAAACGTCCATCTACAGACAGTACATTTGCAGGATACTAATAAAAGTCGCAAAGACGGGATTTCTGCTTTTTCTTTGTCAGACAAACAGTATAAATTTTCTGACAGATTTTTCGGGAGTCCCGTTTTGTGGCAGTATTAAAAATTTTCCAGGAACCCTTTTTGTGTGTAGTATCAGAAATTTTTCAAAGAGTCCCTTTTTGCCTAGATATCAAAAAAAAATGGGAGGGTGGGCGTGTGTGTGAGGGGGTGGTGGAGAATCGACCCCCCTTACCCCCCTTTTCCCCCTTTGACGACTGGTAGGGATACCCCTTGTTTGTCGTATGCAAGGGTTGTGCCAACAACGGGAAACGTATAACTGGCTTGACTTTGCCGAACGTGGGCAGGTCGTGAGGGTATGGGTATGCAAAGGGACAATAATGTCCTAAATACTACACCATAAGGAGAACGATTATGAGTAAGCAAGTTGATTTCAGTAAGTTTGCAAGTGTTGGGGTTAAACCAGTAGCCAAGGCTAAAGATTTCACTCCGAAGGAACCAAATGCACCGGCAAGTTTCGACCAGAAGAAGCTCTTATCAGTCATCTTCAAGTATAAGGGTATGACCTATGACTGGTCTTTGCCAATCACCAAGGGTGAAGCAAGTGCCATGATTACCGAAGGCATAACTGTGCTTCCACCCCGACAGAAGCAGTCCAGACGTGGCTGGTAGTATCAGCCAACCGAGGGGGGCAGAAATGCTCCCCTTTTTTTGAGCACTACATACGGACAACGATTGCCGTATTGTATGAATTATGTATTGCCGTATTATTGCCGTATGTTGATAACCCTGTTGATAACCATGTTGATAACTTTGTGAATTGGGGGTATAAGTAATGGATTTATTTATTGGATTTCTGTGTCTGATAATGGTCGGACTGTGGATTGTGAATGTGTTTTGATTAGCCCAAAAAGAACAATTTTGTATCATGATACATTTTTGTTGAATCTGTAATCTGGCATGATTCTTGCATTGGAATTGGAGTACAAACTTGGCATGATTCTTGCAAAAGGGGTGTGTTCGAATCACCACCTCCACCCCTTTCCCACCCCCCCAGTAGAACGATCGTTCTGGGGAATTATTACCCAGTTGGAATTACCCAGTGGGGAATTATTACCCATTGTCTGTGATTACGGGTAGTTAGAGGTGGATAAAAATTACCCAGTTGGGTGGATACTTATTACTCAGGTCAAGAGGTGGGCAAATGGAGGTGAATACGATGTGGGCTAATTTTGTAGATGTGTCGTGGTATAATTTTTTGTATCAGGTTGGTAAATATTCCGACTGGGTGTTTGGTGTCGTTGTGTGTGGATTGATTAGTGTTTTGATGTGCTTTTTTGTGAGCAGATTTGAATGGGTGAAGGAGTGAGTGATATGTTTGATAACAAGAGGTATCATTTGATTCATGTGTTTGTTGACAAAAAAGAGTTCTGGGTGGTGTTTGATAGTCGTGATGTCAAGTCGGTCAGAGATGAACATGGTAACAATTGGGAATTCTTGAATGAATCGGATGCTGTGGCGTTTATGCAACAGTTGGAGGGAGGGACAGAAGAATGAGTAAAGGAAAGAGACCGCTATTTAGCGACCACGGAATGTATAATGCGGATGCAGTAAGGTTGGAGAATCAAATCCGCAAAGTTGTAAACCCTCTGATTCTACAGTGGATTGAGGATGGATTTTTGCCACAAGACATAGAATTAGTGACTGTCTATGCTGTCCATGGATTTTCTGCTGAAGCAAGATTGGTGGAATCAATGAAAATTAAGAGATCGAAGAAGTTGGTTTGATTCAGTATTTGTAAATAGAGGGAGGAGATTATGTTAATAGTTCTGAAAAACCATAAGGTATTGGATATGGCTGATCCGAGGGATTTGGAAGTTGCGTATGATACGGATATAAGGGATGTGTATTCGTATGTGGCTACGGCCAGAGATTCTGCACCCAAGGCTCTACTAATTCAGGATTTCTATTCTGAGAGGCTGAAAAGAGGCGGAGGCAAAGATGAGAGAACTGCTTGATGGTCTGGATGTGTTGTTGAATAAGGACTGGGTTACTCTGGTTGTTGTGGCAATAACGTTAACACTATGTTTGATTGGGGAGATTTTGGGAAGAAAGGAGAAGAAGTATTATGGTTCAAGTCGGTGATGTTGTAGTATGTCATGACAATTCTTATAATTATGAGCAGAAGTCGGGCAAATGGTTTGATTTGTATAATCATTCCAGGTCTGGGAGAACGGTTGTTGTTGCGGTTGATTGTGTTTTGCCAACTACGGGATCTCATTCACTATCAGACACTAAAATAGACCCAAACGATTGTATCGTGTGTTTGGATGGGGCAACTTATGTGTATACCAGAGCGAGTTTTTTGAGTAAATCTAGTAAAGATAACTTTACAGAGCCTGTCAAAGAAGACGAAATGAATGGTCTTTTGAAAGAAAGGGCGTTAGCCAGAACAAGAGATTTTATCATCAAGGAGCCCATAAGACGAATGGTCGAGGCATTGCAGCGATTTGAAGAAGAATCTCTTGATAGCGTTAAGAATCGCAGCCTTTCTGGACTATTCAATACCAAAGCCGAGATGATTCGGTCAATCGTTGGGCTTATCCCTGTTGGAAGCATGTCCTGTCCATATTGTGCTTGTTTTCTCCATTCCGGTAGACTGTTAGGTTGTGCTGATTGCAATTATGGTAAGAAGCATGGAATGTGTGGAAAGGAACACTCAAATTATTTCGAGTTGATGACCGCATTCCGCAAATTTAATGAAGAACTCGTGAAGTATCGTATGTAAAATAATAATGAAAAGGAGGGATAAGAATGAGCAAAATGGAGAAGTTGCTGGTAACTTTCATTGGTAGCAATATATTAATTATTTCTATTGTGATATTGATTGTGGGAGCCATTCATGCTTCATATCATTGTGCCAACTGGTAAGACGATAAAGCAACTAAATAATAAATATAAAAAGGAGAATAAAGTATGAAGATTATCGAAGCATTGAAGAAGGTTAAGGATCTGAAAAGAAAGGCTGATGATCTGGTTGAGTTGATTAAAACAAACTCTGCCATCAGTTCCATGGAGTCGGCGAAATACGGCATGGATCAGAAAAAGACGGTTGACGGTTGGATTCAGGCTCACAAAGACATTTTGAGTGAGATTTCCAATTTGCAGTTTCTGGTTCAGAAAACGAACATGGCTACGAATGTGGAGATCGAGTTGCCTGATGGGAAGCGGGTAACAAAGACAATCACCGAATGGATTTATAGACGGAGGGATCTGGCTGGTGCTGAGTTGAAGGCATGGAAGGCGTTGTCAGACAGGGGTATCAAGGAAGGGGTTGTGAAAAGCCCCACTGGAGATCCGGTTGAAATCAAGATTGTCCGGTTTTATGAGCCTGCTGCGAGAGATAAGAGGGTGAATGACTTGGCGTCTGAACCGTCCGTGATTGATGGAAGATTGGAAATTGTCAATGCGGTTACTGAACTTTTAGAATAACCCTTGACATTCCCATAAACACACAATATATTTAGAATCGCCCTATGATCAGAGTAATAATTCAAATATAGGCGTTGGTGATTGACGATATAATTACAAACCATGCTATTGGTGATTGATTATAACTTTTGTTGCCTGATAAGGCAATAACCATTAAGGAAGTATGGCTCATGTTTCATGGAAGTATGGCTCATATCCTTAAAGGTAACATGGTGGATGGGAGTAAGTCTAAACTCAAAATGTTTGGTTGCTATACCAAATACCGAGAGAAATCTGGGCAACAGAGTTGGTTTCCTATAACCATGAAACTCTCCCAGCTTCCTGATTCGTGAGGGCTTTATATATTGTTTGTATATTTTATTTGTGAGGTGATGCCTATGATTTGAGCAACAAACATATATGCTACTATCTATGACTAAGTTTATTATTAATGGTGAAAGAGGGGGTGTTCTTAATTGAGCATCCCCTTTTTGTCGTTGTGTGGGTTTAGTTATGAAATTTAATCGTTTATTACAGGGAGGATTTATCATGGCAAAAAAGGAAGAACAGTTGATGGTGGTAAAAGAGAGAGTGTTAGAAGCGGCTAAAGAATGTCCAGATACCAAGAGGGTGTTGAAGAAACTGTTTCCTGAGGCATTTGAGGAGAAAGAGTTGGTTTTATATTGGGTGGATGTTGGTATGACCATGACTGCAATAGATTGCATTTTGTATGCCTACAAGGAAAAGATTAAAGGTCCTGTTAAGGTGATGTTATGTGGAAGTCAAGACGCAGAAGGATATATGGTTGTGATAATCAATGGACCACACAAAGGATCTGGTGATTATCTCGATATGAATGATATCATCGACTGTGTTATGGCAGATTGGGATGAAGACGCATATGGTAGTTATCAAAAGTATTTGAAACAAACAGAAGGTGCAAACAATGCTGTCTGTCAATACGAATTGGCAACCATTATGGGAGTTTCTGTGGAGAGTGCCATCAAGATGATAAAGTCGGCGAAGAAGTAGGAGGATGATGATATGTATAAACATAGAAAAGAAAAATTAATTAACCGAATGATCCGTAGCATATGGAACAGAAACGGTGGTCAGTCAACACATGGAATGACATTTAAAAACGCTGATATAGGAGATTCCTTTGGATATCGTGAGACCGCTACTATGATCATTAATGCTACATTAAGAGCAGAAAAAAGGTTTAGAACGGGGAGGTGACAAAATGCTAATTGTATATGTCAGGAATGTTTCAAAGCTGGCGGATGTGTCTGACTATGATTATCTGGTGTTTGTGAATGATAAAAAGATTGCTGAGGGTAAGGTTAGGAAACATACCAGATCAGATGGTTGGGCGATTCTTATGGGTAAGATTGTGGAAGATAATTTGGGAGGTGGTTGTGAACAAGTTGGCTGAATACGAAAGGCGGTTAGCGGACAATACCAGAAAGAATAACTGGGAAAGAATTTTGGAAAGAGTGGACAATCAGGACATGGATAAACTTGCTGAATTGTTTGTCGCTGGTTGTATTGGATTCGTTCTGGGATTTGTCGCTGCATTTTTAACTGTGCAGGTGATGTTGGGAAATACAGGAGGGTAAGATGTTAGCCGAGATTCATTATGAGGTGCTTGTGGATGGAAGTATCAAGATTGTTGATCTTGTGAACTTTCTTGATAGAAAGGGTATCGGAAATAAATTCGGCGAAGAAGTAAAAAGAATTTATTTTGGTCAGTCGGTTTATATTGAATTTTCAGATTTCGGTGGTATTGGCGTTCGTGCCAAAGGAATAGTTTTACCCAAAAGCCAACTGTATACTGGAGATATTGTGTCCAGAAAGAATTTTGGTAAAATCGTTGCCGAAACAAAAGCAGCTGGTCGCAAGTTGTGTGAGATTGTCGAGATGGTTAAGAATCATGTGACGGTTGTGAGGATGGTGAGGATATGATACCACTAACTGATTGTAAAGACGGATATACCTACAAAATCCGTTCTCGAAACCTCAAATACGGG